TGCCGCAAAACTAGAATTGTTCAAACTTCAGCAGTCTGGCGAACTGTCAATCATTGCTGGACAGTTGGACATCAACAAAGCCGAGGCTGCCAATCCGTCGGTTTTTGTATCAGGCTGGCGGCCAGGCATTGGATGGGTCTGCGGTGCAGGCTTTGCAATTCAATTTGTGGTTGGCCCTCTTGCCGAATGGGGCAGCGCAATCTACGGCCATCCCGTCAAGTTTCCGCAGATGGACATGAACACGATGATGCCTTTGCTCTTGGGTATGCTTGGCCTTGGTGGTATGCGTACCGCTGAGAAAATCAACGGGGTCGCCTCCAAATGAAAGACAACTTTGACGCATCATTTGACAAGGTAATGCAGTCAGAAGGCGGCTACGTTTGGGACAAAGATGATGCAGGCGGCGAAACAAATTTAGGCGTGACCGCGGGCGCATGGGGCGCATATCTTGGCCGACCGATTGAGCCAGGTGAAATGAAAGCCCTGACAAAAGACACGGTCAAGCCATTTTATCGACAAATGTATTGGGACAAGGTCAAAGGTGACGACCTACCTAAAGGCATTGACTACGCCGTGTTTGACTTTGCTGTAAACGCCGGTGTTGCTCGAGCCGCCAAGTTTCTTCAGCGCTGTGTAGGAGCCGTGGACGATGGTGTTATTGGCAGCGGCACATTGGGTAAGGTTGCCGTGACCAACAAGCAACGGCTATTAGATAGTTTTGCCGACCAAAAACAACGGTTTTATCAAGGTCTTGCCACCACCAATCCATCCCAGCAGAAATTCCTCAAAGGCTGGCTAATTCGTGTTGACCAAGTGCAAACCGCAGCAAAATCAATGCTTGCGTAATAACATTGTGCTAGTCTCGCGCAACTTTGCGGAGTCATTATGCAAGCTAAGGTTTCTCATAGCGAATTTATAAGCGCATGGAATCAATTTGGTTCAGCCGAAAAAGTAGCTGAATTCTTGAAAATGGACAAACGCGCTGCCCATCGGCGCAGGCGAAGAATAGAGGCGCTAACAAACCAACCGCTTGTTAGTTTCCATGAGGCTGCTAGACCTTACGCCTATATGCAGCCTATCCAAACATCCATCAATCGTATAGACCTTGGCATTCTTGACCAGACCGTAATTGTTTTTTCCGACGCACACTTTTGGCCTGGTGAATACACCACCGCATATCGTGGTTTACTGTGGGCTATCAAAGAACTCAAGCCACACGCCATCATCAGCAATGGCGACGCATTTGATGGAACATCAATCAGCCGCCATCCACCGCTTGGCTGGTCGCGTACGCCATCGGTAATAGAAGAACTCAAAGCAGTTCAAGCGCATCTAGGCGAGATTGAGGAGACCGCCAAAGCCGCACGGCACAATGTCAAGCTACTGTTTACATGGGGCAACCACGACACGCGCTTTGCCAACAAGCTGGCGGTGCAGGCTCCACAATACAAAGAAGTTCACGGGTTCAAGCTAGAAGACCATTTACCAGCGTGGGAGTTCGCATGGTCTGTTTGGCCTACCAAAGACTGCATCATCAAGCACCGATACAAAAACGGCGTTCATGCAACGCACAACAACACCGTAAATGCTGGTGTGTCTATCGTGACAGGCCATTTGCACAGCCTAAAGGTAACGCCTTTTGCTGATTACATTGGTAACAGATATGGTGTAGACACCGGAACCCTTGCGGAGCCGTATGGCCCACAATTTGACTACGGAGAAGGCAACCCATTAAACCACAGGTCAGGCTTTGCCGTCTTGACATTCAAGGGTGGTAGGATTTTGTGGCCTGAGTTAGTTCACAAATGGGCTGACGACCAGGTGGAGTTTCGGGGTCAAATCATCAACGTATAGGGGTTTTTATGTTTCATTTCACATTTTTAGTTAACAGCGTAGAAGAAATCGAAGACGATTTCGACTTTTTGGCTGATTGCTTTGAAGAAGGCGAAGAGTACGAGTACGACGAAGACGCAGATTGCTACTGCTGGTACGACGAAGAGCACGAAGCCTGGTACTGGCTCAATGAAGAGACCGGCGAATGGCTTTTGGTTGAAGACGACGAAGCCGATTGGGGCGACGACGAAGAAGAGTACGAAGACGAAGAGGAAGAGTGCGAAGAAGCCTAATCAGGGTAAATCATCGCTAAAGCGTCGTTTACGGACGCTTGAATCTGGGACACGACTTGCTCAAAAGGTAAGTCGTGTTTTCTATTCTGCCTTAGTATTTCGTTGATTTCATGCAATGTTTGCCAAGCATATCCTGAGTGGATTGCTTTGATGGCCTCTTCTTCGTCGTTAAATGTCGCTGTGATTTTCATGTTGCACCATTTCGTTAAGTGATATGTCAATCTCTACCTGAGCCGTCATCCCGTCCTCATATCCTCGGGCATAGGAACTTTGCTCAACCGCAATCAACTGATTGATTAGTCGCTGCTGAATATCGCAAACGCGGGTCAAGCTATCCAGCGCCAAATCTTTTTTTGTCCATGTGCGTTGTTTATCTGCGGCCATTTCCCGCTTGGCATGGAAACCGCCTTGTCTGCGCTCAATGTCCTCGAACGCCTCATCCTCTGCTGTTTTCATAGCATTCCATTCTTCAAAGTTATGCAAGTGCCCTCAATCTGGGTAACCATCTGACCACCTTTAAGAGCCATCTTGCGTAGGTTTTCTTTTTGTTCATCTAGTGTGGCGCGGCACTCTGTTTCGCGTGTGTAGTACCGCATAGCCTGCATGAATTCGCAATGGTCATTCATACACACAAACAAAACCGGAATAAAAATAGTTTGAATCATGCTACTAATCTCCATACAACGTTGCCAATTACTGCAACAAATAAAACAAAGAAAAAGATGGCAATGGCTGTCTTAATGAAATCAATAAAGAAGTCACCACCAGCATCGGTATCGTCATCATTGTTCATTTGGCATTTCCCCAACCAAAAATAAATCGCCAAAGTTATCCATACACATTACGCCCAAATTTTTGTAAATATGCTTAGATTTTTCATCATCGTAAAACCATTGACTTACATTTTTGAAATTGTGTAAATGAGTAGTTCCCCAATACCAGCCAACCAATCTTATTTTTTCTTTCATTTGCATTTCTCCGTAAAAAGTGCCCTCATACTGTGGCAAGAAGGTTCACAAGATTTATATCCAATGGTAAAGCCAACTACAACAATCGTAGAAACCAAGCCAACCGCAGCAAAAAAATCAGCAACGTATTTCATAGCTTCTCTGGTGTTTGCATGACATAGCTGGCATAACGCTTTTTGTCTTTCTTAACAATGATGGTCTCAATGTTCCACCCGACTTTTTTAAGGTCAAAGACAATAGCTGCCAGGCGAAAACATCCACAACCATTTAACGCATCAATCGGCGTAAGTGGCGGGCCGAAGCGCAATCTTTTGAGTACCCATTCGGTTTGTGTCATATGGCCTCTTAAAAAGGAATGTCTGAGTCATCATCTTTTGAAAACCCGTCATCTTTAGGTAATCCATCTTTAGGACGTGGCGGGTTAAGGTATGCCATGCCGTTCCAGCCGCCCTCAATGACGGGGATAGAGCGCAGCTTCATCATTAAACCGGCCTTGGTCTCCATCACCACGCCTATGCGCTGATACGAGTTTTTGGTTTCGCCCTGTTTGTTTTGATAAGTACCGTCTTTGACGGTGATTTCGTAAATTACTGCCATGATTAACCCCTTAAAGTTTCTGCGCATTTTTTGATTGCGCTGCGAGTCTTGCTGTCAAGCATTCCCCATAGCGCCGTTTTTTCTTCCACGTCGGTGATGCCCGAATATTCTTCAAACGCACCGATTAGGTCATTGGCGCTCATGCGCTCATTGATTGCTGCCGCAACGTCCGCAACAATGTTCATGCGGTTAGATGGAACCAAATCAGTCTTAGTAGCCGACACTTTGGGCGCTGGAGTCTTGGATGCCGCATTGCCATCATCGTCCTCGGGCGCTATCCCGCAGGCCGCCATCAGGCTGTAGCGCCTAGCATATGTCAGCGCCGAGCCGTACCCTTGCGGGTCTTGTTTGGCAGCGGGAACGTGCAGCTTGCCGCACTCCAATGTTTCGCCTGATTCGTGGACAAACACCGTTTCCACAGTCACGCCGGTGCTGTCCTCAGATGTGCGCTGCACAAGGGCTATTCCTGCGGCATTTAAGGCATCTACAACCGCTTCAATGCAACCGGCAAGGTCAACGTACTTAGACCGAAAATGCGGGTTTGTAGACGTTTTTAACGCTGGTGCAAATCCGCGCTGGGCGCGTACTAACGCTGATGCAATATTCTTCATAGGTCACCTCCAAAATCTATTCCACAATGTTCACAAGTAAAGTACCAAATCACAGTCACATCATCAAAAGCGTGGCGGGTTAAGTCGCCACAATCGCGCCCACAATTGGGGCATTCGTAGTCTTCACGCTTTAAGTTGTTTTTGGAACCATTTGATTCGTTCATTTTGAAACTCCAATTGTTGGCACAGATAAAAAAGGTAAATTTCTAATTCGCGCATTGGGTTTGCTTTTGTTTTGCAATCCGCAATGATTTCTTTATAGTTGTTGCTAGTGACCATGTTTGCGCTCCCACATCAATTCGGCTTGCAGTTGCTTCACTTCGGCTTGTGTGTTTTCCAAAATGTCGCAAACGTCGCGGATGTAGGCCCGCAGCGCTCCGACTTCGTACGCTAGCCGGTCAGCCTGGTCAGCGTTGTATTTCATGGAATGCGTCTCGGCAGCTTTGATAAGTTCGTCGGCGTTCATGGCTCAAGTCTTTCGTTGATATAGTTGGTCAAGTATTCGCGGGTGGAATTATTCAGATAGTCAATCCATTCCAAGCCACCATAGCGCACAGAGTAGACAACCAAGGTATCCAGTTCGGTGTCCCATTCGTAGGTGACTTCTAAATTGGCATATTCGCCATAGTCTTTCAAATCCCATTCGACTAGGCGGGTCGTGTTGTAGACAGTCATACGCCGCCTCCGACAAAGTAACCGATGGTGTAGAAGATGATGGCAATTGCCACCGTTGTGATGATGGAATCCCACGTTTCTTTAGACATAAAAACCTTTCTTTGGTCAAAACATCGCGTTGTTGCGATAGGCGTATGTTAAGCGTTCTAAACATTATTTAATGCACTAAAGTTGCGAAATGCTATAGGGCAAACCCTAATGCCACAAAGTTGTTAAGCTAGCTTACAATGCGCGGATGGACAAAAGAGAAGCAATCAAGCGGGCTGGCTCGGCAAGTGCCTTGGCTAGAATCCTGGGCGTAAGTCGGTCTGCTGTATCGCAATGGATACACATTCCGCAAGCCAGGTTGTGGCAGCTTAAAGCTATGCGGCCTGAGTGGTTTTTGGTGTAAGATTTGGGCACGGCTACCTTTAGCGGGGGAAAAGGCGATTCGTTACCGCCCTGCCGATGTTCTTTTAAGTAACGCGAACCGATAACGTAAGGTTAGAAATGCTTTTACAGCCCAAAAATTGGGCGGTCTTCCAACATTACAAAGACCGCTGCCCGCCGTGGATAAAACTTCACCGCGACCTACTTAATAACAGAGAATTTATTTGCTTGCCGATTGCTAGCAAGGCGATAGCGCCAATGCTTTGGCTGCTTGCAAGTGAAACAAAAGATGGCGTTTTTGATGCTTCTATCGAAGAATTAACTTTTAGGTTAAGGATTACAGAAAAAGAATACAAAGATGGGGTTAAACCATTGATAGATAAAGGTTTTTTCCTCATAACTAGCGGAGTGCTAGCAGATTGCTATCATGCTGCTATCCCAGAGACAGAGGGAGAGGCAGAGACAAAGAGAGAGAAAGAGAGAAAGAATACAGTCGCCCCGCCGTTCGGCGTGACGGATTCTGTTTGGCAGGATTGGTTAAAGTTAAGAAAAGCAAAAAAGGCGGCGGTCACCCAAACCGCAATAGACGGAATACAGCGCGAAGCGGACAAGGCAGGGGTTAGCCTACAGGTAGCCTTGGAAACGTGCTGTGAACGCGGCTGGGCGGGTTTTAAGGCTGGTTGGCTACATGATTGGCCGGTAAAGCAAGACAAGAACCTTGGCGCAGCTAGAGCCATTTTTGGTGATGAAAGGAACTTTAATGTCCTCCAAATTACCTGATAGCTGGATTCAGCGCATCTTTGCGACCATGCAGGGCAACTATGGAACGCGTTTTATGAATCAATGGAAAACCGGCCAAGTGTTGCCTGACGGGTCTGATGCTGGTGTAGTCAACGCAATGAATCATTGGGCTGAAAAGATGGGCGGCACAAGTGCGGCGACCATTAGGCGGGCATTGGAGAATTTGCCCGAAGAACCACCAAGCCTGCCGCAATGGATGAATTTGTTGCGCCGCAGCTATGTGGAGCCATCAGTTTTGCGATTGGGAAACGACTTGACCGCCGAGCAGATAGCGACGAACAAGCGCCGCATTGCCGAATTGATTGCAAAAGTGAAAAACAATGTTTGACATTGAAAAAATCCGCAAGGCAACTTTTGCGGAATATGTGCGCCTTTGCCGATTACCTGAGTGGAAAGAATGGGCCTGGGCTGAAGTTAAGCGCATGGATGAAGACGACTTGTTCAAGGGCATCAAAGCCTATGTTTTGAAAGAAATGAAAAATGGAGCAGTTAAATGAGTTGGCTCTTTTCGCGGGCGCTGGTGGAGGAATACTTGGGGGAAAACTCCTTGGATGGCGAACAGTCTGCGCCGTTGAGTGGGAACCCTACCCCGCGAGCGTACTGTGCGCCCGACAAAATGACGGATTTCTCCCGCCTTTCCCGATATGGGATGATGTACAAACCTTTGACGGAAACCCGTGGCGAGGAATTGTTGACGTTGTATCGGGAGGTTTCCCGTGTCAGGACATCAGCGTTGCCGGAAAAGGCGCAGGAATCACCGGAGAACGGTCAGGAATGTGGACCCACATGGCGCGGATCGTTGGCGAGGTTCGACCCTGCTTCGTCTTCGTGGAGAACAGCTCAGCCCTCATTACTCGGGGACTCGGACGAGTGCTCGGTGATCTGGCCGCGCTCGGGTATGACTGCCGGTGGACAGTGCTGGGAGCTGCCGATGTTGGGGCGCCGCACCAGAGAGACAGATTCTGGCTTGTTGCCAACGCCCACGGTGTTCGATTCAATAGCAGAAAACATGATGCCGAAGAACGGGGACACAACTCGCTTGGACAAGTACGGGAAGGCGCGGAAGGTGTTGAGGGACGGGAGAACAGCCTCAATGGGCTTGGCCAGGTTGATCCAGCACGATGCGACTACTGCGAACGATTCTTTGCAAGATTCCAGTGCAACGCTCCTGATGAATGCGACTGCCCAAAGTGTCAAGGTTATTGCCAATGCACAGAAGTGGCCCACGCCGAAAGTGCAGGACAGCCGCCACGCGAAAACAAGACATCTGAACGAATCAGACGACCATTGGAAGAGCAATTTAGGGGAAGTGGTATCGGCGCAAGTGAATGGTGGCAGTCTGAACCCGACGTGGGTAGAGTGGCTGATGGGGTGGCCTCTAGGGTGGACAGACTTAAAGCCATTGGAAACGGACAAGTCCCCTTGTGTGCAGCAACAGCTTGGAGAATCCTAAATGCGCCACGCCGCTAGAGTTGACGGGAATCAGGCCGAAATAGTGGCCGCACTAAGGGCATCAGGAGCCTCTGTATTCGTTCTAAAGCTGCCGGTAGACTTACTTGTAGGCTATGCGGGGAAAACGGCCCTAATCGAAGTCAAAGACCCGACCAGCGCCTATGGCAAAAAAGGGCTAAACCAAAAGCAAAGCGCGTTTCTGATGGGCTGGCAAGGCGGGCCGGTGGCCTTGATTGACTCGGTGGAAGCCGCGCAAAACCTGATAAGGATGATGAGTGATAGTTCATCTGTATAGCCCAACTCAAGCCGCGACGGTCATGAAAGACCTGTGGCCCAAAGTAAAGGAAACGCTCGCGCTTGGTAAAAAGCTAAGGTTGGAAATAAAACAAAGCAGGCGCAGCACCGAGCAAAACGATATGTTTCACTCCATCATTGAGAAAATCGCCAAGCAAATGGCGACCGCGGGGTCAACATGGACAGCCGACGATTGGAAACGCCTGCTAATAGACCAATGGGCGCATGAAACCGGCCGCAAGATTGGCAAGGTCGCACCAAGCCTGGACGGTGAACGAATTGTGCAGCTTGGCC